ACCGATCAAAGCACCAAGATTACGCAGTGGGCTGCTAGTTTGATCATAGTGTACTTCGCTAAATCCTAGGACTGTACCATTGCTGACTGGACCTGTGTCATACAACACACTTTCATAATTGACCGTCATAGTATGTTCCAATGGTTGGTATTCACCGGCTGTGTGTTGGCCATGTTGGAATATGCTGATCATTGGACGGATTAGATAATAGCTGCTGAAGCGTTTCTGATGCAGGCTATAGATCCTTATGCTGGTGATAAAAGGAATGTTACCTGCCAGATCGGTCTTGGGACTGTATCCCCAATTCTGTTGCTGGCGTTGTTTATACTTGCTGTCATCTTTGAAATTTTCCAATGGATAATCGCTGTCTCTGTAGTAGTAAGAATAGTAGTTGTACCAGAACTTGCGAACTACATCAGCACTATCATCATGGAAGGTGATGGTCACTGGATCATAGGTAACCTTTTCTTGTTGTACTGTCTTTCTATTGTAGGCATTATGCGTCTTGGTAGTGACAGTAAATTTAGGTAACTGTACTTGCTTGGCCATAAGCCCCGTTTCTATCTGGCTTAATTGATCCATGTTGGCTATGTTCGGATTTACATCAATAAACACGTGGAATAGATTATTTAATTTAGGGCTAAGTCTATACAAGCCATCAATGAATGTTCGTGCGGCATGCTGATAGTCCCTGACATTCCTATTAGGTGCTATCGACTGTAAGATACTGCCCCAGATGTTGTTTCTTGCCATGGTCGTTTCCGTTTTATATATTTATCCGATAAAAAAAGCCCGGTTTTTTACGCCGAGCTTTTTGAAGAGTTTCGTCTGGATTATCCAGTAATTACTGTGCCTAGTGTTCTTGTTATCTGAGAACCAATACCTGAACCTGTAGGTGTTTGCAGTGCGTTGTCGTAACGTATTGTCAATGATACTGTTACTGGATCATTAGTAGCATAGTTATTGTCACCATAGTCTGTGGTGCTTAGGTAACAACCATACATCTCCCAAGTTTCAAGGATGTTAGGAACGTTTGTTCCGTTGCCACCATCGAGGATTTCAAGAACAGTAGTAAATTTATAATCAATACCTGAACTTGCAGAACTTTGTTCAAAGAAATCATATTGTTTCTGCATCTGTTCACCAACACGTTTGCTTACTTCACCGCCCGCATCATCACGTAACATGCAGGATACTTCTGCCCAGGTAGGTTTACCAGCTAGATAAACTTTGCTGTTGTAGATAGGAATTTCAATAGGGTCAAAACTCACGCTCGGACGTTTGAAATCCATGACCTGTTTGGTCAGCTCAGTAGTAGGTTGTGTAACACCAAAATTCAAGAAAGTCACGCGAAAGCGAAACTTTAATTTTGGCATTAACAGACCCTGTGAACTAGCACTCTGATTTGTGCTTAGGGGTACTGTAAAATTTGTTAATGATGATGTTGCCATCTTATTTTCCTTTTAATACTATAATAGTATTTAGCTGTTTTTATCTCATATCGGGGGAGGATCACTCCTCCCATAATATGCGTATATTAATTAATAGTCAAAGCTGCTCCGGTGTTTTGTAAGCGAACCGGAATATAGATAAACTCAATGGCTTTAACTGGTTGTATAGCGATATCAATATACAATTCATTATTATCAATCCTGATAGGAGTGTTATTTGATGTATCGCACACTACCAAGTAGTCATAGATCGCACGTTTAGCAACTAGATCGTTAAACACTGAATCAAATGCTCCTTTGACTTGGCTACGTGTAATCGTGTCATTTGGTTCAAATATAAATGGCTGTGCAATCCTACCTAATATTGTTCTTAGATAAACAACTAGTCTTGCCACGTTGATACGATCCATCGCACTTGCCTGCGCACTGCGAGTTTTCTGACCGTATGCGACTAAGCCAACACCAGGTAATATAGTGATTGGATTAACTCTGTTTCTGTATAGAACATCTCGCAATCCACTCGTTACACCAATTGACTTGAACGTATTATTGTCTGCTGTATCAACATAACCAATAGCTGTGACATTATCGATTAAACCGCGGCGCACACCTGCTGGTGCAAACCATGGATAACTAACAGCATCACTGCGGATGATAGTTCTCAGCATCATGTGACTTGGAGGAACTACGACACTTTCTCCATCTAGATTAGTAGCAAATCCACTTGGATAGTAAACACCTAGATATTCGCTGTTGCTGACTAACCCATCTACACCATTATCTACCACAAGGTTAGTATTTCTAGCCCATGCATCAATGTTAGTCGAATCACTAGTTAAGTCTAATGGACTATCACCGATAATGAAAGCTGTGTTAAGGCGATCATTGTTTAAGGTAATCATGTCTTGGATCAGTTCAGGGTATCCTGGGCAGCAGATCAAATTGAAATTTGTCTGTTCTTCACGTAACACTGTGCTCGAAGCTACTGCTGCTTTAAGTGCTTCAACTACTGTTGAACGCTGTGCTTTAGTGCCAAAGTATGGAACTGCTGTTGTAGGATCAACTCCACTTTGTGTGAACCATGTTGCTGCTTCTGTGCCTGTGACTGTTGCTAGTTCTGCACTGGTAAATCCTGCACTTTCAAATCGTTTAACATTAAATCCACTGCGACGTGTATTGAATAATATTGTACCACGTGCATATAATTGATATGCTGGACAATCTGGATCAATGTAATCGCTGGTAATTAAACTTGTGATAGTTGGCAAGCTGCCTGTGACAACGTCAACATTACCTGTAGCTGACCAACGTGCATCTGCGAACACTATGCCATTGGCATCAACATCATCTGCGTTGTCAAATAATTCCCATGTCGCACCATTGTAGCGATACAATACAGGATAGTTGGCTAGATCAGCATCACTGGTACTGATCCATAAGTCACCTTGGACTAATTGACTAGTGCCATCATTCTGTGTTAGTGGTTGGCTAGCTGCAAAAATTGGACCAGCTGGGTCTGTTGCTGTTAGATCATATCCACGTGCATCATTTGCCACGTTTCGATAACCTTTCCAACCTGCACCATCATTGATTAGGATGTCAGCTACTAATGGATCACTATAGTACCATAACGTACCATCGCGTGGATCACTGTAAGGTTCTGTTGCTGAATATGTATAGGTTAGTTCTGTAAATGGGCTAGCTAGATATACCACACTCGGAGTTAGTTCTTGAACACGAATAGAACTATTTAACCCAGCTGTGTCCATCGGAGTACCAACTAACTGCGTCCATCCAATAATACCACCAGCTAGATGGCTAACAAAAACTTGTCCATCTGAGTTAATTCCTGCTGTGATATTTGGCAAATTGGCTGCTAGTATAGCACTAACCAATGCTGTTGCTGGTTGTACATTGCCACTGCCACCAATGGTCACTGTGGCCGTGCTTAATGTGCTGCTACCCGGAACACTTACACTCATGCTGAAACTATCATTGGCTCTATATGTTAGTGCTGCTCCACCTGCTACTGTACCATTGATAGTCAAGATACCTTGGACGTTCTTGATGAAAGGAGTAAATGTAGCTGATGTTGTACCTAATAGGTCATATTTAACATATAATGCACCTGCATCAAGGCTTGCACCGCCACCTACTGGATCTAGACCATATATGGCTGCTGCATCACCTATGTATAATGGAGCACTTAATTGTGTGAAACTGTCTAATACAGCACTGTATTCTTTGATCGCATAGCTAGCACCGTTGCCTGTGGCAGTGGTCTTGAACCATACTGATCCATCAGGACGTGGAGTTACATCACTGGTTCTCCAAGCTGGAGGTGCTGTGTAACCAGCAAATTCAACAGTTGGGCTATTGTAGGCATAGACATTACCACCACTGCTGATAGTAGCTAATCCTGATTGTAGGATACCTAGGTTAGCCGCGCAGTCAACGTTTGCTCCAAGGAGCACTGATCCTCGAATAATTTGTAGCGTATCTGGTTCACTTGTGCTAGTGTCAATCACGCCTCGAAGGTTACCAGCTGCATTGCTGTAAAGAACTGTTAGACCGTTTGAGAAAATTTCCAATTGGTTGCTAGAGTTTACAAATGCCGAAACACCCGCAATACTTGCTGAATTAATATTAGTTGCAGCTGCTGAAGCTGTCGTGCCCGACATGGTAACAAGATTACCATTGATGAACATTTTATCGCCGGCTGTAACTGTAGGACTTGCGATGTTACCTGTAACCGTCGGAACCACTGATTTCCAATCGTCGCTGCCTACTAGTACCCAGGCATTGTCAAATCCCTTGTAATAGATTGGATTAGCTGAACTTGTGGCTACCACAGCATACTCACCAATGCTACCGTATGAAGCTAGTGGAATACCACTGCTGAGATAGCTAGTCGATGTGATCACTGATGGTGTTGTTAGGGTGAATCCAGTATCTTCTGACCACTCATAGATACCATAGTTAGTAGTGCCTATGTCTAACCAATATGTTCCATCAGGAGGTGTTCCTGTTGGGCGTACACTAGTTCCTTCTAGCTGTGCTAGATTAATATTGGCTCGTTGCACATACATGGTATTAGTCACACCCAGTGCTGAATAAGCTGCTAATAGGCCATATTCGTTGCGTTCATCGCCGTTAATTGGATTATCACTTGCATCAACTGCGAAGAAAGGGTTACCAAATAAATTAACGAGATCGCGTTGGCTAGTTACAGTGATGATCTTTTCAGCATTGGCTATGGTTGTGCCTGCTGCGAGTGTATCACCTGGAGATAATTTGTCTTGTGCTGTAGCAAGGATAACCAAGGGTACTGAACCAGCTTGGGTTGGTGCGTATTGGCTTTGATCAATAATGGTTACTTGAACGCCTGGGGAAACTAATGATGCCATAGTATGAGATCCTTTAAATAGATTACTTTAAACTATTTATAGATATTTGGCAATTTTGGTGTTCTAAGGTGCCCTTTGAAAGGTTCATCCACTGCTGTAAGCTAAATACTGATATGGAATACCGAAAAATATGTCTAATCTGTGGTAAAAAGCCGGTTGCTGTAAACTATAAGATGCATGGCAAGACTTATTATAGAACTCGCTGTGATACGTGCATTAGGAAGAAGCGTAACCTGCCTGCGCCCAGG